CGAAGAACAACTATTAGCAGGCTTCCGTTCTACCGCTGACGAGCCTGATACGATGTTAGCGGACTATCTTAACCCTGCTTCAACCCTTATTAACATGACTAACTAAAGGATCAATTATGATTATCCAGAACCAAGTAGGCTCATTGCCTTCAGCTCGTCAAACCGCTGGTACACCTAACAACCCAGGTGGTACTTTCGGTGAAGCATTTGTTTCAGAATTAGCACCTAACTATTACTCGCTTATCAAAGCAGGTAAGGTGTTTTCAGTCGGTTTCACTGCCGCAACCCCTGCTGCCTTTACTGGTGCTGCCGCTGGTTCGCCAGCTATCGGTATTTACAACCCAGCTACATCGGGTGTTGATATTGTTATCCTGTTTGCAAAACTCGGTATCCGTACTACTGGTACTGCCGCTGTTGCAACAGACTGGGGCTTTTGGCAGGTTAACCAAGGCGGTGTTGCAGTAACAGGTACACAGACTCAGGCCCGCAATATGTACTCGCAAGCCAGTACGGGCTCTGCCGCTTATGCGATGGTTAACACGGCAAACACAGCAGCTTTGGCTTCAACTTTCGTTGCACCAAGCGTTTCAATTGGCTTGACTGCTGCCACTGCTGTAACCAACGTGCAGGCTCTGTCTGAGGAATTGAAAGGCGCACTTATTGTTTCTCCCGGTACTTATTTGGCCTGGGGTAACACTGTTGCAACGACCGCTGGTTCGTTCGACGGCTCGCTGATCTGGGCTGAGATTCCTGCATAATGACGATCAATCGTAACCTCTCGATTTTTGCGGAAACGCTGACTTCAACCGGCAACGTCACAATTGCGGGAGGTTCGATTAACGTCCAAGCCACTAATGTTATTTCCACAACAAGTTCTACTGCTACGTTTGCAACTTCTAGTCTGCCCCTTGTCCCGGCTGGCTATTTCCAAGTTGATTTGAATGGGACTATTGTTAAAGTCCCTTACTATGCGGTGTGATACATGGATACACAAGAGTTAATCAATATAGCGTTAGGTGCGTTGTTATCGGTAGTTGGTTGGTTTGCTCGACAGTTGTGGGATGCGGTCCAAGAATTGAAAAGTGACATTAGTGGACTTGAGCTTCATGTATCAGAGAATTACGCTAGAAAAGATGATGTCAATGCCAAGTTTGATCGCATTGAACAATTGCTAGACAAGATTTACGACAAATTAGATGCTAAAGCTGACCGATAATGGATTACGCAGCTTTATCAACGGTTGAATTTGGTGATGTTGATTCATTAGGTCAATTTTTGTTTGAAAATGGATTGCAACACCAGTTATTCAGGGAAACACTGGCTAAAACCGGCAAAGTGATCCCAGCGTATGATTTAATGGATGCAAACCCTGATAATTTGGATGACTGGTTGCTCTCACACCAAGACGAACATCAGGCTTTAGCAGACCTTTTAGGGTTAGATAATCCAGCAAATATGTTGGACGTAGATTGGAATGTAGAGGATGATTTTTATGATTGGATCTCGTCTCACCTGTACATTCACGAACAAATTGCGTCGGCATTAAAGATTACGTCTTAAATTAAAAACACTTCACCCGCCTCCAAAAAAAATGGTTTTCGGTAATGGCTTATGGATTAGATGCTTCTGGTAATTTGCTTGATGCAAACGGCAACGTCGTATTAAACGATGCTGGCAACCCAATCTCGCAAGTTACAGATTCATCAGGCAACACTTATTACGTTGATAACCAGACCGGTGCTGTACAAAACAATGTTATTCAGAATAATTCACCGGTTACACCAGCCGCTTACCAAGCCGCTTATCAACAAGTTTTTAATACCCCTCCTTCGCCTGACCAAGTAAACCAAGCAGTACAAGCGTATTCTGGTAGCACAATACAAAACGCTATTTCAGACTTAGGACTGGTTGCCCAACAAAATCCGCAATCGGTTGCACAATCAGGATCGCCACCACCGGTTATTGATCCCACAACGGGCCAGCAAGTGGTGTTTGCCCCTGTTGGTAACTATACGTCTGAAGGCCAGCCGGTTACGCAACAACAGAACATTGTGTCCGAAGGTGTTGGCAAAGCACAGGGTGGTGCAGCATCACAATTTGCTTTTAATGCGTTTCCTGCTACGGGTAAACCCGAACAATACTCAGATTATCAGGGTGTACCAACAGTTAACGTCGATGCCAATGGTAATGTCACGGCATGGCGCACGGCAGACGGTCAGATTATGACACCTGCTAAATTTAATGCTGCGGTGGCAAACGGACAAGATAAACAATCTCTTGAGCCAGCACCATTAAAGCAACCTGCAAATAATCCTAGTGTGTTGCAAAGTTTATTGCAAGGCGCATTGTTTATTGGTGGTGCAGCGTTAACGATGGGGTTGGGCAGTGGGATAGCGGGTTCTATTGGTGCAGCGTTGGGTGCTGAGGCCGGTAGTACGGCGGCAACAACAATTGGTAATGCTGTTTTGCAAGCGGCTAAAGGCGGTATCAGCGGTGCGTTGTCTAATCAAAACCCGTTGATTTCTGCGATTAGTGCAGGTGTAAATCCTTTTGTGGGTAGCGGTGTATCGACGCTTTTGCAAAATGCCGGTATCTCTGCGGATATTGCCGGTGTTTTGAGTAAATCTGTCAGTGGTGCGGCAAGTGGTGCGGGCGGTGCATTAGCTCAGGGCAAAGGCGGCAATCAAGTAGGGTTAGCGGCTGAGTTAGGGGGTGCTGAAGGTTTAGCGTCTGGTTCGTTTGGTGCGGCTGTGGATGAATTGAGTGCGGCTGATCCAAACGCAACGCCTGAAGAACAACAAGCATCAAAAGATTTGGCTAGTGGAGTAAAATCAGTAGAATCGTTAGCGCAACAATTTGCCCTTGATCCAGCATTAGCAAAAGCTCTTGGTATTGATACGTCTACAACGCAACAAGCGGCGGCAGCAACCGGTGCGCCAGGACAGACAAAAGCACCGACAACTGCCACTAATTACAGTGTTGGCGGCACAAACTTGAAAGGCAGCACAGGTAGCAGAGCAACAGGTGGTACAGGATCGAGTGTTACTTTTTATGGCTCTGGTTCATCACCGGGTGATACAGTGGTTCAGATTGGTAGTCCCAGCTCACAAGCATTAGGTAGCGCATTAGGGATTGGGTCACCAAGTAGTGCAACAGGCGATACACCAGACCCGTCTACTGGTGGTACGCCACAAAACGTATGGAATCAAGCATCACTTAGAGTTAAAGACGATACAGGGAGTTATTGATGAGTGCATCACTTAGAAAGTCTTTGAGCCTTGATATGCCGGCATTGGCAGAGATGTTGCGCTCTAAGGGTCGTGGCAAAGACACGGTGCTGGCTCATATCACACCACAAGAAGCTGCGTTACTGAAAAAACGAGGCGGTCGTGGTAGTAGAAACCCTGATACAGGATTGCTTGAGTTTGATGACAGTGATACTGGTTTTGGTGGCATGGAAATTGCTTACGAGCCATCTAGTTCTGTGTCAACGGGTGGCGGCAATAACGATTTTAGTTCTCAATTAAACGCTGCAAGCAATCCTTTGCCAACACAAACTGACACTAGTATTTCATCGCCATTTTCAAGCGGTGGACAAATTTTATCTGGTGCTGGCAATACAGTATCTCAACCTGCATTAGATAGCAGTGCAACGGCAACTCCTAGTGCTGGCGGTGAAGGTGCTTTTTCAACTGCTAATCAAGCTGAAATTGCGGCACAGACTGCTCCACCGGCTAATAATTCTAATGCAAGTTCCGGTGGTGCTTCAAGCTGGTTAAACAGTTTAATGAGTGGTTTAGGCGGTGCGGCTGGTTTAGCTAAATTAGCTGGATTAGCTGGTGTTGGTGCGGTGGTTGGTAATCAAGCACAAACAGCGGCACAACAAGGTCAAGTGGCTGGTCAGCAAGTTGGTGCATTGGCGAATCAAACCCAAGCACAATCAGCCGCAGCACAAGGACAATTAGCTAACATTGCACAACAAGCACAGCAACAAGGACAAACTGCCTCTCAACAAGTCGGTGCTGTGATTCCTCAATTGCAAGGTATTGCTGGCAACATTGCTGCTTACGGTCAGCCGTTGATTGATACGGGTACGCAACAAATGAACCAAGCTTTAGCGGGAACATTAACACCTGCTAATCAACAGGCTTTCAATGCGCTCAAAGCTCAAGCAGAGCAAGGTGTTGCGTCTAGAGGCGGTGTCGGTGCGATGCAAGCCGGTAACGCTGAATTAAATGCGCTCGGCACATTGTCACAAAACCAATTCCAAGCAGGTCAACAGGCTTATCAGGCGGGTGCTGCGTATGGTGTTCAAGGTCAGAGTTTGATGGCTCAAGCGGCTCAACTTGGTTTGACACAAGAGCAAATTCAATTGGCTCAAAATAACCTGGCTAACCAGATTCAGATTGGTGCGGTTAACACAGCATTGGCACAAAACGGTATTAGTGACCAGTACACCATTCAAGGTATTCAAATGGGTTTGCAAGCGGATCAACAGTTGGCATCACAAATGCAGAGTTTGTATTCTAGTCTTGCATCTATTGCGTTTAATAGTCCACAGACACCTAAATACAGTGCAACAACAGGTCAACCGTTATACAACACCAGCACCGGTCAATTGAACGCATAAGGAATAGTCATGGCTGATACGCAAACAAATAGCAATGTTGATGTTCCTAATTTGCTCGGTAGCTTACCGTCCAGTATTTCCTCTATGCTTAAAGCTAGTGGCGATGTTGCACAAAAGAAAGCTGACATTGATGTGCAAACTCAAAAAGCATTAACTGAAAAGACTGCACCCATTAACGAAGCCTATCGTAAACAAGTAGAACAGCAGGGCCAGACACAACAGAAAATTGCTGGTCAACTAGCGCAACCTTTTCAAGTGCCGCAAGAAACGGCATCGGATTACGGTCAACTTGGTGGCATGGTGGCTATGCTCGGTGTGTTACTAGGCAAGTCCGGTAAACAATCCGCTACCAATGTATTGTCTGCAATTGATGGCACACTCAAAGGGTATCAACAAGGCCGTAAAGACATGATAGCGGCTTCACAGAAAGAATTTGATACCAACATGAAGCGTTTACAAGCAGAGGCTACAAACGCTGCCGCTATGCTTGAAAATATTACAAAATTGCGTTCAGTTGATTTAGAAAAAGCTAATCAAGAAGTAGCTCAATTAAAAGCAATATTTACTCAGAGCATTGCATCCAGCGATAACATTGTGCAAAACGCCCCTAAAGCAATGGAATTAGCAAACAGTCTTAAAAACGCAAACACTAACGCTGGCAACCTTGCGTTACGCACTAAAGAATATAACGACAGAATTATTCAACAAAACATTGCAAACAAAGAAGCATTTATTACAAAAGATGGTCAAACCATTATTTATGATAAAGCTAAACAACAATATACTGATTTAACAGGTAAACCTGTTGACCAACAATTAGCAAAAGGTGCAACTAAGCAAGGTGCTGCCTCTACAAGAGGTGGTGGATTAAATGACAGATACGCATTTAATATTTTTGAATCAGCAGGTCAGGCTTACACCGATTTATTTAATTTAACCAGTATGCCAGCAGATACTGTTTTAGGTACGTTTGCAGGAATGACTGGTCAAACAGGCAACACACTAATTAGTTCGTTATCAAACACGCTGACTAGAGAAATCACTAATGAAGATAAACGAGTGATGCAACAATTGGTTAGTGGTTTTGAAAACAATATGTCAAGAGCGTTAGGCGGTGGTTATGCTAATTCATCAGCCAAAGGTGCAATTGAAGCGTACAAACAACAAGTTGCCCAAGAAGGCGATACACCATTGAATCAAGCAATATTTTTAGCAAGAGCTAAACAAGAATTAGGTATTTTAGCTAAGAGCTTTGCTAATCATCCTGGTGCAAATGAAGGTTACATACAAGGTTTCAAAGATTATCAAGACGAATTAAATGAAGCTGTACCATTTACAGTTAGTGATGTTTTAACTGCCTCTCGTGCTGGTCGATCAACTGTTTCTGAAGATTTAAGAAATTTAACGCAACCATCTTCAAAACCAATACCGACCGACGCTGACCGTGAATATGTAAAAAACAATCCATCGGCTCGTCAAAAATTTATTGACAGATTTGGAGTGCAACCATAATGGCTACTGACGTTCCAGATTGGGCCAAAGACACCAGTTCAAGTGTGCCAGATTGGGCGAAAGAATCAACGTTGCCTAAAGAAAGTATTGCACAAAGTCAAAAGCGGACTGCTAAAGAATTTCCGTTATTGGAAAGAGCAGGTGCTATTGCTTACGGTGCTGGAACAGGTGCAATCGGTGCAGCAGGTGAATTGGAAAAAATGTTGGCATCCACCATTCCAAAAGCTGTTGGATTGCAAAACAAAAATGACAAAGAAAGTTTGTTTGGTCGTGAAACTTTATTGCCAACCGTTTCTGAAGCTCAACAACTTGCGTCAAAGATCGGAATTGAGAAACCAAGAAAAGAATTAGGGTTTCAACAAAATATTGGTGAAATGATTGGTGGTTTTGGGGCTGAAGTCCCAAGAATGTTAAAAGGTAGTGTTCGTGCTTTTTTAGGTACGCCTTCACAAACCAGTGAAGAAATTGCTCGTCGTGCTGAAACAATGGGTTTTAGTCCAGTTGCGGCACAAGTCAAAGCAGATTCACCCATTGCATCAAAAGGCGCATTGGGCGCAACCAAAGACAATCAACGCACTGCAAATACATGGGCATCGTTGTCTACTGGTGAAGTTGCGCCAGGACGTAATGCTGAAATTAACCGTGATTTTCTTAATAATAGAATCAATAATTTAGGTAAACAATTTGATGAAGTTTATCAAGGTAAGACTTTTAATATTGATCCAGAAGCAGTTGATGTCATTCGTGGTATGGCTCAAAATGAACAATTATTACCTAATGTTGCATCAAATTCTCAAGTAAAAAACACAGCACAAAGTATTGTTAATAGTTTTGATCGTTTGGCTAATAGAGCTAATGCCATTCCTAATACTTTTGGTATTGAAGGTGACGCATTACAAAGAATAAGAAACAGTTTGACTCAATACGCTCGGTCAACAAACCCTCAAAATGCCAGAGAAATTTATGGTTTAGTAGACGCTTTGGACGCATCAGTGGCAAGAAATCATCCTGATGTTGCTGCCACGCTTGAGCAAATTCGCCCGTTTTACCGTAACACAATGGCCCTTGAAGAATTGATGGGACGGGAAGGCATACGACAAGGCAATATTAGTTTAGAGCAATTAGGCAATATGCTTGGCAGTCGCAAAGGTCAAATGCGTCGAGACGGTGATGGTCAAGCAGCATTGTTAGATCAATTAGCTGAAATTGGCTCAGAGTTAAAATTCAAAGCAAGATGGCAAACAAACGGCGGGGAAACGGGTGTTGCTGAAGATACGTTGGGTAAAATTTTACGCACTGGTGGCGATTTCGCATCAAATTTAACTGGTCGTAGATCAAAAACCGCTAGAGCTTTGCAAAAAAGTTTAGGCCAAGAGAATTTAGATGAACGTGCTTTGGGTTTTGGTTTCCAAAGTTTGCCAGAAGTGTTGGCTAGTGGTGAAGCGTCACGGCTTTATCAAAAAAAGACAGGAAATGAAAAACAATGAAGAAACAAAAAGGTGTTAATCCAGAGCTGGAAAAAGCGATTGCACAGTTGCTAACTGAGGTGATGTCTGACCCAACAGCGTCATTAACAGATAAGTGCCGAGTGCTGGACCGTTCGATCAATATTGAAAAATTGAAACAAAAACTCTCGGATGATGAATGGGGTGCTGGATTTATTAACACAGATGATGACGAGTAGCGTTAAACTATGTACTGTTTAACTAGGGGATAACGATGAATGTCATTGCTTTTGTACGGTTAGCGTTGGATGTGGTGATGGGCAGATTGCTTGTCATTTTGTCTTTGGGATTGTCATTCTTTTTAGCTTGTTGGGTAATGCACGATCCAGGCTGGGAGAAATTAGTCACTATGGCTTTTTTCTCAATATTCTCGTATCTTATTATTAACGTGAAAGAAAGGAATACAAATGTTCAAGGGTCACAAACGTCCGAGTGAAGTTAATCAACAGATTGCCAAGTCTGTTCGTCCACAATTGCCACGGGATGGCTCAAGAGATGGTAAAAACACGCATACAAGCGGTGAATTACCAGCGGGTTTTATAGCTATCTGGAATTTTGGCGGTCAAACCGACACCAATAAATCGCCAACAACGAAGCCAGAGACTAAGCATAAGGTGTACAAGTAATGGCTAACAACATTGCGTTTCAACCGATGGGTTCGTCTACCCTACTGAGTGCTACAACCACTACTAGCACGGTATCGGTGACCGCATCTAGCCCGTCTAATCAACTGATGATTTCAAATACAGGCAACGTCGCTGTGTTTTTGAACATCAGTGCCGCTAGTTCGGTCACAGCCGTGTTACCTACTGCGGGTACACCCCAGGCTGGTGTATCTATACCGGCTGGTAGCATGAAAGTGATTAGTAACCTACAAATATCCAATACAACTGTGTATGTAGCTGGTATTACGGCTACTGGTACAGCCTCTGTTTATCTTGTTGCTGGAGAAGGACTATGAATATCAAAGAAAAATTGCAAGCTGATTTAGATGCTGCCAGAGCGCAAGTTGCTATTCTTGAACAACAAATTGCTAACCTGCCTTTAGAGATTGAAACCCTTGCTGTCGAGTCTTGGGACAAAATTAGAGATTTTTTTAAGGGGCTATAACATGGACCCGATTACCGCTATTGTTACTGTTGGTTCACAACTGATCGAACGCTTGTTTCCTGATCCTGCTCAAGCAGCAGAGGCCAAGCTCAAACTGGTTGAATTGCAACAAAATGGTGACCTAGCGGCTATTGCAGGTCAAATGGACATCAACAAAGTTGAAGCGTCTAACGCCTCGGTGTTTGTATCAGGCTGGCGGCCCTTTGTGGGCTGGGTGTGCGGGGTTGGACTTGGTTATGTAGCCATCATTGAGCCAATTGCTCGGTTTGTAGCAACCATGACGGGTTACACCGGTGCATTTCCAGCGATTGATACGACACTCACCATGCAAGTGCTGATTGGTATGCTTGGTTTAGGTGGACTGCGTTCGTTGGATAAATTTAATGGTGTAGCGGCTAAATGATTAGTAATTGGGATCAATCGTTTGAGTATTTGCTGCAATCAGAAGGTGGTTTTGTTAATGATCCAAACGATCCTGGTGGCATGACCAATTTAGGGGTGACCAAAGCGGCTTGGGAAAAGTATGTTGGTCATGCAGTCAGTGAAGCGGATATGCGGGGGTTAACCCCTGACGTAGTTAAACCATTCTACAAAAAGGAGTATTGGGATGCTGTGCAAGCTGATGTACTTCCTGTTGGGATTGACTATGTTTGCTTTGACTTTGCTGTCAACGCTAGTCCTATGCGCTCTATACTATTATTACAAAAATGTGTGAACGTCAAAGATGATGGCATCTTAGGTAAGCAAACCTTATCGGCTGTCACAAATGCGTATTCAGCTAACAAAATTGCTTTGATTGAGCGTTTCTCTGATGAAAAAGAAGCGTTCTATCACACACGGCCCACGTTCCCTATTTATGGGCGGGGCTGGATGAATCGTATTGATATTGTGGAGAATCGAGCCAAAATTATGGTTTGATTTTCTGGATACCAAGCTGATAACCAATCAATACGACTTGTAATTTGTCAGAAAAGAGCGTGGTGAACGCATCAATTGCAATTTTAGGCCGTTGCAAGATACCAGGCATATCTAACCAAGCGTAGTCATCAAACAATATGATGCCGCCTGTTTTAAGCAATTGCCATGCCATGCAAGCGTCAGTCATTACGTCCGGTGCTTGGTGTGAGCCATCAATGTAGATGAAATCAAACAATTGATCTTCATGGATGAGCTGCGCCATCGCCAAGCTGGACCGGCCCTTGTAAGCAGTCACCATTTGACCTTGCTGGCGCACCCAATCGACGTTCTGTTTCCAGCGTTCAAAGAGTAAGGTCAGCGTCAAATTTTCGTGTTCTGCTGACCCTTCAAACGTGTCAATACAAGTCATGCGACCATCATGGGGCAACATATTCTCAAGCATCCAGCAGGTTGCCCGACCTTCAAAGCAACCAACCTCAAGGATATTCGAGCAGTCAGGGATAAGTCCTTTCAAGTATTGAAAGTTTGGTATGTTGTGACTGAACCAATCCTGACTGAATTCCATTTGTCTTTCCATTATGGTGCTGGAATCAACCGACCCTCAAACATATATGTTCCGATGTGAGCCAGTTGCGCCCAAGGTGCTGCGTAAATGCGACCACCAATCTTGCGATAAATAGCACAAAAGTGATAGTCCTCAGATAACAAACGCTCTGTTTCTTCTTCAATAGAAGTGGCAAAGTATTCATATATCTGTTCTCTCGCTTGCATTGTATTACCTAAGTCAGCAACATCATTCATATAATAGGGAACGTGTTGTTTTAATGCTTCAAATACCTCACGCTTAATCAACATAAACCCTGTGCCACCGTTCTGGATCTCGACTGGCTGGTCCACTGGCACGGTGACCGACTCTTGATAGCCAACCAAATTGACCACAAAGCTACCGGTGTATTGTTTCAGGTCAGCATTATCAACACCGTTATCCATTGCCTGTTTGACGGTGTTCCAGTTGATTTCTTTCTTGGGATAGATACCGCAAATGATTTCCTTGTCTGCCTTGAGCATGGTCAGGATGTCATGCGGGTTAAACCGAATGTCGGCATCAATAAACATCATATGGGTGCAATCAGACTTCATAAATGCCGTGGCAAGAGCGTTCCTCGCGCGTTGAATCAGTGATTCATTGAACATAAAAGACATCAGGACCTCAATGTCCTCTTTAGCCATGATGCTTGGCAAGTTAAGCAGTGATTGGGTGTACGCACCGGTACACATACCGCCATACATGGGTGTTGCAATAAATAATTTAGTCATTTTCTAGTGCCTCGATAAGGTGTGACAGGATAAAAGAAACATTGGTAAGCATCCTTTCCTCTTGCGATTGTAAGTATGAAACAAATGCGATGTAGGCTTGCAACTCTTTTTGAGCTTCCTTGGCCTGAATGATTAACTGCTCTTGGTCTACGACCATGATAATCCCCTATAAGATTGAGTAAGGTGGTGGCTGTCCTAAATACCAGGCCACCGGCTGGCTCTCAACACCGTTAGGACTCGGCTAGGGGCTTCCCTCCATTGCGGAGGGTGAAGCGTTCTCTACTACTACAATACATCCACCGCCCCCCTTCTTCACAAGCCCCCTTGTGATAGATACTTGGTGTACTTGTCTATCATTGTCAAACATTCCTGCATCCTGCATGGCATCCAAGATAGGCTTGATGCAATTATCAATGTCCATCAACCGCGCATCTCGTGGTCTCAATACTATATCAATAACTACCTGCCCATCCCCAAAGGATTCTAATTGGTGCAGTGCAACATACTCTTGTACCGCTAACTTAAAATCACGACCACGCTTGGAAACAAACCGACGGTTACCTGATGCAATCCAGTAATTATTGATGCTTGGCGGGTATGGCAAATGCAGGATATGTCTCAAAATGTCTCCCCTCCGTCAAGAAAAACCGGTTTTTGGCTAGAAAGGTACGTCATCTTCGTCAATATTGACTTCACGGGGATAACTCTCAGCTTTGGCCTGTTTAACAAACTCGGCTTGCAGCACCGTTTCGTAAATACTGACATATGGCGCACCTTTTTTAGTTTTCGACATATAAGCCCTCATGGTGAGCTTATCGCCTTTTTTGTAGTCCTTTTGCAGAACAATATCCCCCTTAAAATCGGGATCAGTTTCTTTGTTCTTCTGCTGTTGCCAGAGATAGCCACGCCCTGGTGGAATGATAAAATCGCCTTCAGCCATTATTGCCCCCACAATTTCCAATTGCTTGATTAACAACCATTTTCTGCGCTACTGTGAATGTTTCCATATAACCTTCATTAGCCCTAGCAAGAGCTTTGGCTTTTTCCCGTTTCTCAGTAAAGCTGTACTTAGTAGAAGTACCAATACGCTCACACATTTCAGCAAAAGCATAGATCCAGTCCTCAACATTAGACAGATATTTGTAGGGTGCATCAATACCGGGTACGAAAAGCGGTATTGTTGGCTCTGGTTTGGATTCAACCACGCCCATATCGTCTAAAACGACTTCTGAGACGGTTTCTGCGCTTGGCAATGGCTCTAAGTGCGGCGCATCAATTTTGCCCATAAACTTCGGTTTTGCTGGCTCGAAATCCGCAACTTCCTCTGGGCTATAAAAACCTGTAACTGATCCTGGATAGACGCTCCTAATGCCCTCGCTAATACACCGACTGCGTAACATTGCACGGGGAAATTTCTGCCAACCAGAACCAGGTTTAACAAGGCCAATGCGAGATGCTTGCTCAATAGTCCAAGTGACCGCCAGTTCTCCGCCTGCCGGATGCGAAAACACTCCTGTAACGACATCATCTTTGTACTCCGTCCAGACAACTTTACCGCCAGCAGCTTGAAACCGTGCCATCATTGCGTCAGCTTTAAGAGCTGGTCTGCCTTGGATGACATGATAATCCCGCGCTGCGGTAGCAAACGCATGACCTTCAGCCTGAGCCACCATGCCAAGTGCCAGTACTTGGTTTACATCATTCAAACCAAACAATTTGGAATCTGCAATGGCTTTCGCCATTTGTTGCATTTCCACAAAAGGGACAATGTTACTCATCATTTTCCCCTTCATCTGTTTTTAATGCAATTTCTGAAATACAGTTTTCAAAAAGACGCACAAAGGAATATGTTGCCCCTATCGCTTCTGCATAAGTCAAGTTATTGTTTGGATCAACAAAAAACTCGTCTGCTGCGGCAATCAACGCATCAACAAAACGGTGATAAGTACTTTTTGGTTCTTTGCTCATGATAAACCCCTATTATTTGATGAGAAAACGTCTACTACCGGGTGATTCTACTACAAACTTCTCGTACATATCAGGCATCTTCGACTTAAACAATGTTGCATCAAAGCGTTTTGTACTTTTACTCGACTTCCAACTTACTAATGTACTACCGTCAATTGAGCGTACCTCTGAATTGTCAGCCATGTAATTGCGTATTGCGACTTCAAGTGCTTCGGCTTGGCTTTCAGCTTCTTTGATGCGTTCTTTGTACTGTTTTAACAATTGGATATGTTGTTCGATCTGGGCTGTGGCGGTGACCACGCCTTCTGTCGAGGCCGGATAGACAAGTTTTGTCTGCTCAACCGTCTCCGGTGCTGGTACAGTGTTTGAAACAACGTAGGACCAGAATACAGCCATTTGTGAGATGAGTTCGACTTTCTCGCTCTCCGTAATTGTATAGACGAAATGCTTAAACTCTTGTCCACCGAACAGCACAGCCAGACAGATTTTGTCGAGATTGTGTACAGCCGCTTCATGCACAAGTTGAGCGTAATCTGCCGGTGGTATTCTGCCCGTCTCAAAATCAAATTTGTTTCGGACCGACGCATTGTAGTTTTTTGCTTCGACAAGCATCTATCCATCAGCCGTGATCCCGTCAAAATGGCTTCTAAGCCAAGTTTCTTTGGGATGGGTAAGAGCGTAATCGGCATCTTTAATCTCCTGTTGTAAAGCGTTTTGAGCCAGTCTGAGTACCACTGGTTGCATAACATGGCCCATCTGGACTGCTTCTACTTGTGACAGGTCTGGAATTTCCATCTTGCCTTGTTTAATCAAAATAGCGTCAATAGCTCGACCATTAGCGGCTTTCCTACTGTCCGATGACCACCAAGCAGCGTTACGGACTTCTGGTTGAAAATCTTGTTGGTCATTCATGTGTTTTTCTCCTCTTGCTCAGGCTCATAATCTAGCCCTAGTTCACGAGCGTTATCGGCTTTCTTGTCTAGGGCTGTTTGCTTAATTAGCTTTGTTTCCAATTCTTTGACTTTTGACATATGCTCACGAAGGGACTCTTGAGTTGCTTTCAGTAAGTCCCAGTCTTGCTCAGGCTTGGCTAACTCTGCTTCAAGTGCTATGTGTGACTCAGGCGTATCAAAAGCGCCTTTAGGCAATCCAAAAGATGCGCTAACAACTTTGCCCTCACCTGCATAGTTACCCATGACATAAATAGGCTCAGGCTTGGCATCTCGGATCAAATCGGCGTTTACATCAGCCAAGACACTCATTGCATCGCTTTCGTGGTCATAGACTTGCTCAGGCTTGGCTAACTCTTGCTCCAGTGCTGCAATAACATCTACTGTATGCCACGCAGCGTGTTGCATATCGCTCATTCCTTCACTAGTGCCGGTGTACTGGTGTTTAATCAACGCATCCCACTCTTTCAAAGCACCTAACGCTTGCTGTAATAGTTCACGCATTTGATTCTCCTACAACTGTCCAATAAACAAATTTAGATAACACCGCAGTGCCTATTACCCAAGTAATAAAGAAAACATACGGGTAAAAGTTGCAAGATATTTCAATCATGGCTTACTCCTAAAAAGTTGAATAATTAAATAAACCAAGCAACCAACACCTAACCATAAAACAGTTATCAAGGGTGTCATAAACAACAAGAAGAATATAGT